ATTGATTGGTTGGTTTGATGCTAGTATGTCCGATGAGGATATTATTGAAATGATTGAGGAGATCGAGGCAGAAGAAGCAGCTCGTCTGGAGCTTGCAGACCACGCAATGAATAATGAGGTGTAATATGACTACAGCAGAAATCATCAGAAATAGAATGAACAGGGCAATGTCCTCTAAGGGTAAGACCTTTATTTGGAATCCTAGAAGTAAGTTTAATGTCAAACGCAAGATTAAAGATGTTCGTTTGACCTTTGGTAATAATGTTGAATTAACTTTCTTTCATCCACTCCCTAGTAAGACAAGTAGGTTGTTTACTATTGAACCTACTATGGATTGCATGGATTCTTTTTGTATTATGAACTAATGATTATACATATTGGAGATTTGATTAGGTTGTCTGGAAAAACCAGACATGGTAAAAATCGTATTAGGGAACATGGTGACCTTACTGAAGTGGTACATATAGATGGAGCACTTAATGCGATAAATAAGTTTTGTGTCAGACATAAACATGGTGATTCTTGGAGATGGATTGATCTTCCAGAAGACGAGCACATGAGTTGGGAAATGGTTGACAAGAACGATAAAGATAATATAGGAGATTTATTATGATGGTATTTTTGAAAGAATTTGTAGGTGCACTTGTGATGTTCGCTGCTATGTACGCATGGGCTGTGGTATTCTTATGTCTATAAACAGATCATTACAGATAACGATTATGCTTTTTGTTGTATATTCGTATGTAAGTTTTTTTGATAAATGGAACATTTTTGTCTTGACAATATTTGGCTGATATGAGATAATATAGTCTGATTGATTGGGAATGTTCCCTTAACTCTAAATGAGATTTTGATATGAGTACAAATTCACTAGTCGCGTATTTAAATGAAGATGGTTCGGTTGTTTCATCCTATGTACATTATGATGGATATTCAACTGGTGTTGGTGAGATGTTGTTAGAGAATTACAATACCGATAAGTGTGCGAGGGATCTTGCAACTACTTTGGGTTATGCATCTTCATTGAAAGAGACAGTCGCTGCTTCTCATGAAGATCGTGCAAACTCAGATGTGGCTGAAGTTTATTCTGACTATCACGAATTTGAAGAATACATTCGTGAGAATAGTCATCTTGAATATGTTTATGTTTGGGATTCCACTAAAGTAGTGGGTGGTAAATGGTTGGTCGCTTCTTGGACAAATACCAAGAAGAAGGTTCATAATGGAACTTGTTTCGATTATGAGTTTGAGAGTCATTGGAATGGTTTTGAAGACCTTACAACTGTTTATATTCGTGAAGGTAATGAAACTGTTTCTAGATGGAAAAGGATGGTTGCAGAAGGTAATCTTCCCCATGAATATTTGGATCATGCCAAAGAACTAGATGAAGTAGTTACTAGATATAATCGGTCAGCAATGACTGAAGTAGTAGAACGAGAGATGGCTTGTGTATAAGCCTCTCCCCGAAGGGGTTACTATTAGACCAAGTTCCATTGAGGGGCTTGGTCTTTTTGTTACTGAGCGAATTACTCAAGGAACTTTAATAGGTAGAATTCATGTTCCGAATGAAAAAGAAGAAGATGGTTATTTTAGAACCCCTCTTGGTGGGTTTGGTAATCATTCTGATAATCCTAATTGTTTTAAACTTTTAATGGAAGATGGTTCGATTTGGATTGGTGCCAAAGTCGATATCGAACCAGATGAAGAACTAACTTGGCACTACACTTTATATGAGATAGAAAATGGCTAGAAAAAAGGTAGAAGTAAAACGAGAGCCCTTAAAACCTATGAAGAAAAAACGTAAACTCTCTGAAGAACATAAGGAGAAGTTACGTGCTCGTCTTGCGGAGATGAGAGCAAAAAAGAAACCGGCTGAGTATAAGAATATAGCAAAGTCTGTTCTTGATAAACCTGATGAGGATAAACTCTCAATGAAAAATGTCAAGACATGGATTAAAGAGGCTAAAGATATTGCATCAGCCCATTCAAAAAATGCTAGAGGTCGAAATGTAACACCTCAAGCCCGTCAACATGAATTGAATTTGTCAGAATCCAAGAAGGCGTATATCAGACAAATGGAACACTATCTTAAATCTGGTGATTGGATTGCAGATTTCATGGGTCCTCAAGAAAATGAAAAGACTCAATGGAAATGTATTGCAATGGCATATCATTCTGATGGTACACCTAAAAGAAGTGTGGGTATATTTTATCCAGACATTAACATGGTTTGGACTAATGAAATGGATGAGAGAGATTTTGCTCATTTGAGAGATGATTCATTTTCTGATATTGAAGTGGAAATTCGGCAGTATGGTATTCGGGGCGAAGTCGTTCCCAAAGGTGGAGCAATAACAGATAAAAGATTTACGGCAGACTTATGATTTGTTCTTATTGTTATAAATCACAAATCGCAGTAAAACATGATGTTGGACATTGGTGGAACAATCCAGAAGATTCAGTCTATGTATGTTCAGATGATTGTTATACTAAACTAGAAAAACTTGTCAAAGATGGAACTTGGATGGATCATAAACCAAAAGCTATCTTTGGTAAAAAAAGTAATAAATCTAGTCCAAATTTTGGAGCAATAACAGATAAACAATTTACTTCAGACTTGGGTTGACAAATGTAAAATTTATGATATAATAATAGTATATTAACTGACTGAACGCCACAGGGGTATACGTAGGGTTTCGCCTCTCCACCTAGTTTCATAGCTAGGTACATCAGAAACCATCTCTCACTACGTTAAGCGATAACCAAGCTCTCCTGTGGCGTTCCTATATATAAAGAAGTAAATTTAGTAATTATCAAGTGGAGATATAATGGTTAAAGCAGTTCAACCTGAGGAAGTCGCAAATCCAGAATTAACAAATGTGTTTTCGGCTTCATCTGCAGAAAGTCCTAATACTCAAGGCAAAGGCAATCCAACAAATTACGATAAGATGACAGTCAACCCTGGTAATGAGGTTGAGTTTAAGATTGATTTTGAGGGTGACAATCAACCATTAGATGCAGTATCCGAAAATGCAATAGGCGGTACTGAACTAATGAGAAATTGGTTGTTTGAGGAAATGGAAAAAAGAGAGCCAGGACTGAAAGATAATTTTCAGTTCATTATGACTAGGATTAGAGAGTTAGAACCAAAACAAAGAATTTTATGGATACATGATCTGGCCAATGATCCAGAAGTCCAACATTTGAAGGAAAATCCTGATAGTTGGAATCAATTTGAACGTATTGTTTTTGTTAGTCATTGGCAACAATATCAATTCCAAGCATATTTGGGTGTTCCTTATGATAGAGGAATAGTAATTCAGAATGCAATTAATCCTATTCCAGAACATGAGAAACCAAAGGATGGAAAAATCAAGGTTTGTTATTTTTCTACTCCACATCGAGGATTAGAAGTTCTTTTGAATTCATGGCAGTTTTTGAGGGAACAATTACAAGCTGGTGAAAATGCTGAGTTAGACATTTATTCTAGTTTTCAGATATATGACCGTCCACACTTAGATGAACAGTTTAGACATATCTATAAACGTGCCAAAGAGATGGATGGCGTAAATTATCATGGAACAGTACCCAATGATCAAATTCGCGATATGTTGAAAGAACATCACATTTTTGCGTATCCAAGTATTTACGAAGAAACAAGTTGTATTACATTGATAGAGGCAATGAGTGCAGGATGTTTGGGTGTAGTTCCTAACCTTGGTGCAATTCCAGAAACAGGAGCAAACTTTCCTTGGATGTATGGTTATGAACCAGATCCAGAAAAACACGCACAAGTACATGGTCATATTTTAGCAAGAGCCATTGAACATTTTTGGGATGATGATGTACAGAATCTTTTAAGGATTCAAGCACAATATTTTAATATGTTTTACAATTGGGAGTTACGTGGAGGGCAATGGCAACAATTCCTTCATGCAATTTATCAAGACCTTCCAGCACCAGAAATGGTAGAGGAACCAGAATCGGAAATTGTAGATGCGGAAATAATAGAGGAAAATGGCAATACTAGTTGATTTTTCTCAGATCGTCATTGGTTCTTATATGACGGCTGCGAAACACGCAACTGTAGATATGGATGTAATTAGACCAGCAGTACTAAATACATTACGTATATACAGAACAAAATTTGTAGAGGAATATGGTGAGTTAGTTTTATGTTGTGATGATAGAAAGTCATGGCGTAAAGAAATCTTTCCGAATTATAAGGCATCTAGAAAGAAGTCTCGTTCTGCAGCAGGCATTGATTGGAATCATCTCTATGAAAGTCTGAATAAATTGAAAGAAGAGTTACAACAATGGTTTCCTTATAAATTAATTCAAGAAGAGACTGCTGAAGCAGATGATATCATTGCTACGATAGTCGATTTAATTGATGAACGTACTTTGATCTTGTCGAGTGATAAGGATTTTGTACAATTACATAAATTTAATGTTAGACAGTATTCACCTATGCAGAAAAAGTATGTTGAGGGTGATGCAAAAGAAAATCTACATGAGAAAATAATTAGAGGTGATGTTGGTGATGGTATACCGAATATTATGTCTGATGATAATGTGTTTGTGGATGAAGGTAGACGCCAAAAACCAATTACTAAGAAGAAGGTAGATGCTTGGTATGAGCTCGATCCTGAGACATACTGTACTGATGAAATGTTAAGAAATTACAATAGAAATCAACAACTAATCGATTTGGCGCATATTCCAGATACAATTCGTATAAATATAACTAACAAGTTTGAAGAAATGAAGGTTGGTGACCGCAAAAGACTACTTACTTATTTTGTGAATCATAGGTTGAAAAATCTAATGGAGAATCTTTCGGAGTTTTAATTATGGCAAGAAGTATACCTCTTATTTTTGAGGAAGTCGCGGCAGCTAAATCTTTTGGAGATCGTAAAAAGGTCTTACTAGATAATGAATCAAATCCGTTAAAGGAGTTATTAAAATATGCCTTTCATCCAGACATTAAATTCGTTCTTCCAGAAGGAGCTCCGCCCTATAAGACTATAGGTTCGCCGGACGAATGGAATCCCACATATCTATATCCCAATATTAGAAAGTTGTACCTATTTGTTGAGGGTGGACATGAGGGCTTAACTACGATGAGAAGAGAACAATTATTTGTCCAGATATTAGAAAGTTTGCATCCGAAAGAGGCTGAAGTATTAGTTCAAGTTAAAGATAAGAAACTTAAATACAGAGGTCTTACTTATAAACTAGTTAAAGAAACATTTTCAGATATTTTACCATAATGCCAAATGTTACAAAACTTGAAGACAGAATAGTTAAATTTAAGCGTATAGATTCTGAAGGTAAAGAGTCCAGTAAAGAAGCCGAAATTAGGCAGATGGACTATAATCAATCAGAAGATATACCCCGTTCTGTGACGGCAAGGCTTGTTGACCCATTGAACTTTGTTATCACTTTTGGATATGATAAGGAGAAAGCGAAGTTTACGGGACCCCTTGGAACCGATACCTGGGAATCCGATTTTGATATTGATGCCTTCATTAAGAAGTCATCCTTGGGCGTTGTCGATAGTTATATACGGAGCCCTAAACGGGGCCGAGCACGTATCTAAAAGTAGAACGGTATCATTAACCCAATCAGAAGAGGAATATGCAAAGTATCAAAACCGCCTTGCTTACAATGCTTTTGTTTATTACGATGGGTGTTAGCACCGCAGGAAGTGGATCTACAGGATTAGGAGATTGGTATACAGTACATCCAAAATTTACTACATCAAATGGTTTAATGGATGTAGCTACTAGCTCCGTAGAAGGAAATATATTTTTAGATATGGCCGAACTTGAATGTATGGCCAAGAATATATTTTTTGAAGCCGCAGTAGAAAGTACAGCAGGACGCTTGGCAGTTGCCCAAGTTACCTTAAATCGAGTCAGTTCTGACCAATATCCCAATTCAGTATGTGGAGTAGTCTACGAAGGACCTCATCATGCTAGTGGTCATCCTAAAAGAGATATGTGCCAATTTTCATGGTACTGCGATGGAAAACACGATGAACCACAAGAGGGTAGGTTGTGGAGAAGTTCACAAGAATTAGCA